TTTTCCATTGTTTCTTCAGGTTGTGGTTCTTCAACGTTGTTGGCTGCTTGTTTTTTTACTTGATTAACAGCAGTACCATAAGCCACATTTTCGGCATTTTTACCATGTTTTCTTACTAATTTATCTCTACGTTTTGGATCGTTTACGATTGCCAAAAAGTTGTCGTAGATTTTTTTAGACTCTTCTGGTGAAAATGCCTCATGTAGTTTCATTTTTTAAGCTTTGTCTTCTGCAGTTGAAGTCTTTTTGAATTCAGCTGCAAGTTTTTTAATATTGTTAGCTGCGCTACGTGCACGTCCACGAGCTGCTTTCGATGTTTTAGCATGCTCAGTTTCCATAACAATAACTTCTGCTTTAATTGCGTCTAAAAGTTCAGTTGTGTTCATAGATTTTATTTTTTATAGATTATTAAATATTAGCCTTCTCCACCCCCAATATATTCGCTAACGAAAAATTTAAGTGTGTTTCCGACTTGTGTTTCAAGTTTTTCATTGCCCATTCCTTTTGCAATTTGGAATGCTTTCATTAAGTTGTCCATAAGATCTGCTTCTGTACCTTTCATGTCAGCTGCTAAATCTTCAATACCACCAGTTGCTTCAGGGGCATCTTCAACAGGGGCTTCATCAGCAGGCACTTCTTCAGTTGTATCTGTTACTTCAACGTCTTCAACGTCTTCTTCTTTATCTTTTTTAGCTTCATCTAAAAATCCTCCGTCAGCCGCAGCATCCATCATTTCTGCTTCTTCTTCTCCAGGATCTCCTTCGTAAACTGGGTCATAAAGATTTGATATTGCATCATCAGCTTTACCTGGGTTGTCAATGTCTAATTCTAATTCAGCAACGATCATTTCTTTGATTTTTGCTTTCATTTCTTCACGTTTGCCTGCTTTTTTTCCTTTTTCGTATTCGTATTTGTCTACGTCAGCTCTTTCTTCACGAGATTCGTTTTCGTTAAGTGCTTTAAATGAAGGATTTAGATTCTCAATGGCTTTACTTTCCTTTAAGAATTTTTTTAAGTCAAAATTATCCATTTTATTTTTTATTATTTGTGTATAAATATTCGGAAAGTAGTGTTCCTATCGCTCCTACTTTCTGTCTCACAAAAGACCATTCATCTCTTACCATGTGGTGTGATTCTTTAAATGAGATTCCTAATACACCTATTAAATGGTTATCTAAACTATATACACCAAGCATACAAATAGATTTTGTACCAAATTGGGTAGTTAAATATTCTAAACCAATAGTATCTTCTACTGTGCTAACATCATCTATTGATATTTCATCGTCGTTGTATATTTTTGAAAGTACTCTAGGGAATAAAGATACTGGGATATTTTGAAATGTGTGTTGAATTGGAGGTGTATTTGGGGATGTTTTTTCATAGAAAAAAGAAAATTTCTGAATTGATTTTCCTGTAGGGTAAAAATGACCTCCATTATGAAATTGAGCTAACCATACTCTATCACATTCTATTTCATCCATTATGGCTTCTAATTGCCCATCTATTAAAGTAGAAGTTTCAAGTGCTTCACGCATTGGAGTTTTCTTATCTGGTTTTTCCATTTTAAGTTTAACCCAATTAACCATAATAGGACCAAATACAGCAGTAATTAAAGCTACCGCTATTGTAGTAAGCATTGCAAATATTTCCATTATTTCTTAAGTGAATTTAAATACTCTATTACTTCATCTAAAGATTGTTGAGCACGCTCTTTATCTATTCCACCAACCCATTTTTGTACTTCACCGTGTTCTGAAATAAAGCTATTAGCTTTATCATTTAGAATGTTTTCAAACCAACCTTTATATTCTTCTATTTGATGATCAATTTCAGCGTTATGTGTTTTGATTCTATAGTCTTCCCATGTACCAGAAATTTTCATTTGAGTTTCTGTGGTTGCTCTACAGTCTAAACATTCACCATATGATTTGAAATAAAAGGGATCTAATTGTTTGTCCATTACTTGTTTACATTTTGGACAAAATAAAGGAACTGCTGCTTTTTTAAAACTATCAAGTTTAGTAACATTTTCTTTTATACCATCTCGGATAGTCCAAGTTTTACCTCTTTCTTCCCAAACATCACCTTCTTTATGATCTTCTTGAGTTTCACCATTATAACCAATTCCCATTGTAGTACGATCACCATGTTTACCTTTAACAAGGTTACGAAGACGTTCTACATCTCGTTTTTGGAATTCTTTTTTTAAAACATTATCTGACATATTATAAGCCTAAATTTTGTAATTGTTTGATAGTATCTTCTGCTGAAGTGTGTAAAATACCTATTCCACCAGCTGCATTCCATCTGTCAATAGTATCTTTTCTATCATCTATAAGTATACGGTTTTTTCCTGAAAAATCGGATTTAAATTTGGCAGGTTTAAAATAAATTTTCTTCATCCCATCCAAACGTTGAACCCAATCACTTTTAGCTTCTCTAGATTCTGGGTTAAGTGATGGGGCTGTTAAAATATAAGGGTTATATTTTTTAATGTAGCTCCAAAGTTCTTTTCCACCAGGCTGCCAATCTAAATTTGCCCAATATTCGTATTCGGACATTCCTTTTTCTTCTAAACTTCGTTTAAATAAATTCCAAAATTCATCCCTACCTTGAGTATCAGCATGGTGAGTAGCAATTCCAGTTAAATCTTTATATCCTTTGTCAAAGTCAACTAATACACCATCCATATCACAAAAAATGATATATTTTGGTTTAATTGCTTCGTATAAATCTAATAAGTTTGGCATATGGTAAATTTACAAAAGATTTTTTACACGTTCAAGTAGTTCTTCACTAAAATCAACTCCATGTCTATTTTTAAATTCTTTTACTAACTTGTCAGTAGGTAAACCTTTATTTGTTAATAAGATGTATGCTCCTAAATCAGCATCCATTTCATCATCTTCAGAATATGGTCCTGTATGTCCTAAAAGCAAATGTGTTACTTCGTGCGCTTCAACAAATTTTAAATCATTAAAATCTAAATCAGAATTTACAAAACGTTCACCATCAATGATTATTGTTTTGTCTTTTGGATAATAGAAACCATATCCATATTCGTCAAAATATGGTTTTAAATTTGGATAGTTTTCGTTTTCTTTAAAAACCACTAAAATATTTACACCTGGTTTAAATGTACTAGGATAAGACAATGCATCAGAATCATCTGCTTCTAATAGTTTTTCTTTAAATTGAGATGGAAGTGACTTACCTTTAGTTATTGCTCCTAAAAAAGTTGTACCCGAAATTCCTAAAACAGGTAAAGTACTCATTTTAGCAATATCTATTGTGTTACGTTTTAATTTTGTTTTTTCTTCAGGAGTAAGAGAATTTTTATCTTTTAAATATTTTTTAAGCAATGGTCCAAATCCTTCTAAATCTTTTTTTTGAGATTTAAGGGCATCAAAAAAAGTTGTTGATTTTTCTTTTATTTTATCTAAAATATTTTCATTTAGTTCTTGATCTTCAGTAATAGTATCTGTCCATCCTCTAAACATCATATTACCTTTTTCGTATGCTTCTCTTTCTATTTCAGGTAAATCACCTTCTTCGTTTGTGTTTTGAGTTGTAATATTACCTAAACGGTTATCACAATTTTGCATATGGTGGATCATTTCATGCGCATATGAACGCATAACATCTTTTGGATGACGATCCATTGTATAAAGTACTATAACGCGGTTATTCGGGTCGTAATATGCTGTTTTACCGAAGAAGTCTCTAGCATTTTCAATATCATCATTTACAAATTTTACTTTAGGTAAAGGACGAAGGTTCATGCCTTTATTTAACATAAATTCAGTAAGTGATTTGATTAATGGAGGGTAATCATATTCACTCGGTTCAGCATACTTTACTTCATCAAGTGGGGTTTTGGTTAAAATAGACCAAACTTTGTCTTTTTCTTCTTGAGAAAGTTGAGCAGGTAAATATGATTGAAATCTTTCTTTTTCACCACCAATTAAAGCAGCACGTGTGTTTGTACCACTAACTCTATCATCACTACTTTCTGATCGGATAACAATGGTTTTAAAGTTAGGGTATTTTCCTTCTAAACTATCAAAACGTTTTAAATCACCTAAATCCATTTCACCTCGAATACCTACTACTGGGTAGAAAAATGTATCTGGGTTGTTTTTAATCATAGAAGCAACATCCGAAATAGGGGATGAATTTTCTGCTGTTTTAATTTCAACGTTAGATGGTAAATATTTTTTGTAAATATCCCATATTTCTTTACTTTCCTCTTTAGAAACACCATCTCGGTTTTTATGGCCAATTAAAACGATTACTTTTTCAAAGTTAGGATTTTTTGCTACTTCATCAACCAATGCAAAATGACCCACTGTAGGTGGTTTAAATCCACCGGGAACAAGAGCAATACCTTTTTGTCCTTCTGCCTCTAAAATAGGCTGTATAAGTACTTTAACGAATGAATTCATCTATTTTATTTTTAGCTGTATCCATTGAATCAAATTCAGGTAATTGGTTAACCATAGATTCAATATCCTTATTCAATTGGGCTTTTTCAGCATCTGATTTTGCTTGTTCTTCAGGGGTTTTAGGCTTACCTGTAGCAGTAGATGCTTGAAGGAACGGTTCAAGTAAATCAGTGTTAAATTCTTGTTTAGCGTCTTTTGGATTGTTATTTAATAAGATAAAATTATTACCAAACGCTTGTTGATATGTTTCGATATTTTTATTTACATCTCTCCAATTACGTAATACAATCCCAGGCATTAAACTTCTGTCACGTTGTTGATTACGTTCAAGTGAAACTAAGGGAGAAACATAGATCATTAACATCAACGTTTCATACCCTAAATCTTCTAGTTGTTGTTTTTTCTTAGTAAGAGGAGCTAAAGCACCACCAGTACCATCTAAAATAACGTGGTCTTTATTTGCAATTAGTTTTTCAAATTTGTCTTGAGTAACTTTTCTAGCTTGAGCTTGTAGTTTAGATGCTTGAGATAGTTGATCGGGAGTAAAATCTTTTTGTTTTAAACCAAGCCCATTTGCTTTTAATAGCTCTTCGTAAGTGTCATCTGAATTAATAACTGTAAATGTATTAGGGATAAGTTTAGAGGATATATAAGATTTTCCACTCCCTGCAGGGCCAGCTAAAAATATAGCTTTAGGACCATCTTTCATTTCCTTCAACAATTGAACTAAACTTATCATACTTATACATATTATATCTCTTTCTTAACGCTCGTTTTAAATTCAGTAAATACAGGCGCTTCATTTGGATTTTCTAAATCAAATAAACGTTTTACTGTTTTAAAAATTTCAATATTTTCTTCTTGTGTACGAGATGGTAAAATCATTTCCCATCCTTTACCTTGCATTTTATCTTTTGAACTTTTACGTTTAGAAGATTTTAACCATAAAATACCAGTTTTATCAGGTTTTACTCCAAAACATTCTTCATAACAATGGGCATAAACTGCTGCTTGTAATTCATAAGTTGTTTGAATGTGGTTTGATGTTTTATGGTCAATAATCCATAAATCGTTGTCAATTTTACAAACTAAATCTGTAGTACCTGCTACTTTTAATACATCTGAAAATAAATGGATTTCTTGATCAATTAATTCAGGTTGGTAAGTTTCCCAAAAATCAACAAAACGCAAAAACATTTGCCAAATATCAGGATTGTATTGTGGATTACCCCATTCGTTTAGAAAGTTCATTTCTTTACCTTCTAAATATTCTTCAATCATTTCATGAACTTGGGTTCCGTCTTCAGCTGCTTTTCTAACAATATAGTCAGCTGAGCGTCCCATGTTTTTTAACCATTCTTCAAAATGTTTTCCTTTTGGATAAAAGCTTAAAACATGTGTAATTGATGGATAATACTCTCCATTTCGTCTGTAGTATCTAGAGTCTGGAAGAGTAATTTGTTTATGGTCTTCTGAGATTTCAAGAATACGATTGTTAACGTGTTTAATGTTACGTTTTTTCATATTATAGATAATTTTTTCTCCATCAGTTTATATTGTGTTAATGGAGAAACTGTTTGTACTAATTTAGTGAAGTTTTCAAAACCCATATCACTAGGATCTTTTCCTTGGAGTTCTACCAAATAAACTTCCTTACCAATGTCTAAAAGCTGTTCACAGAAGCCAAGGGCTTTTGAAATAGCATCGTTGTCTAATGCAATGTATATTTTTTGTACTTTAGAAGTAACTATTTTTTTCATTAAATTTGATTGAATGTTTTTACCAAATAATGGTACAACATTACGTTTTATAGCCATTGCATCAAATGGACCTTCACACAATATAATAGGTAAGTCCCAGTTAATAAACAATTCAAACGGTATAATATCGCGAGACGTTTCAGGGTTGCGGTACTTGATGTAAGGATTTTTCTCAAATGATCTCGCGGTAAAATAATTTAATCTACCGTTGTTATCATATGATGGAATAACAACCATATTATTATATTGGCCTGAATCGCAATATCCTATATTGTATTTTAAAATATCGTGTTTAGATACATTTCGTTTTTTAAGATATGCTAGAGCATGTTTTGCTACAATGTCTTTATTGTTGATAAAGGTTTTAAATTCCTTTGGTAGTTCAAGTAAAGTTTGTTTTACTTCTCCTATATCTTCTACAGAAACATTTTTTACAAGTTTACTTAGTTCCTGGAAGTAAGAGGCATCAACTTGGATTTGCTTAAATAAACTTCTAATGGTTTTACCTTTTTTACCACATACCCAACAAGCCCATTGATTTACTCCTTCTTTATTTTCGGTAAAGTTAACTTCTAGTTTTGGTTTGTGGTGATGGCAAAAAGGACAGGTATAGGATTGATTTCCTCTAGCGGTACGTTTTCCTGCTCCCAAAACAGAATTTACCAGGTTAACTAATAACTCATTTACCATAAATGGAAGATATGACCTATCTTTTAGATATCAAAGTCTTTCCTAAAAAATTTACCTAAAATATTGTCGTTGAAATATAGATCAGGTTCCTCTAACACTCTATAAACAAACAAAGTTTGTGTTTCATAGTATGTTAAAAGTTTTTTGTTTGGACACGTAATTAAAATCTCACGTTTAAAATTTTCTTTTGGTTCTGTTTTTAACAGTTCAAGTAATGTTTTATTTGATCCCCAATATTTTTTCCAATCAGATTCTGCTATTGCAAGTTTATATGATGGTCTTCTACCAACTACACCTTCGTATAACTCAAGATCTTTTTTAGTTAACTTTATTTTTTTGTTATGGTAAAGTACTTTTTTACCAATATAAGATTTATTGGTTAGAGTGTGGGTTATCTTATAGATAAAACCATAAGTGTTGTTTGGAAAGTGAGAGATATCCTCAATTTCATTTTTTTTATAAATCCAATTCATGATAACATGTCTAAATTGACTAGTATAGTTGTGTCTGTAACAGCTGAAGTAGG